GTCTGCATAAAATTTACCTTCTTCCGTAAATCGTTCTTCTATTTTTGCAAGTATCTCATGACTGTCTGTAAGCGGTCCAGAAGTGCGGATAACCTTTTTGATTATCTGTTCTTCTTTTATTGTGGTGAAAATTTTACTGTCTGGATTATAGTAAATATTTGGATCATAACTTGAAAAACAGAATCTTGCAATATCCCTAAATTCATCTAATTGTTCATCTGCATAGTAATCAGTTAAAGCTCGTGCGCTAAACTCATGCGTCAATATACTGTCCGGAATCTTTACCACAAGTTTTAGTCCGTCACCAGAAGGAGATAAAAATAAAATGAAAGTATATGGATCAGATTCAAGTCGCTTACGTAATTCCGGCAGACGTTCACCTAAATGGTCAAAATCAATAGCAATAAGTCCTGAGTGTTTCACACAGGCATCATTAGCGTGTTTTGAAAATATACCAGAGAAACAAATAGCCGGAATCTTTACTTTGATTTTTCTCCGACGTTCAGGATCAGGTTCCATGCGAAGCATATCTATAAGAACACGATCTTTGCCGTTTCTGATACGATCAACTATAACGCTTACCGGAACATGATAAGGCTTATTAACCTCCGTTACTTTCTGAAATATAGTTACCGTTTGCATACTCTATTGTAAGCATCGTAATTAAACTCATCATTTGTTATAAATGATTTGTTGTAATTCTTGTTCTGTCATCTTGATTGCCATCCTGGGATTATATAAGCGGGAGTCACGGGTGAATTATTCTTTACTGGAGATATAGAAATTTCATCTTCCCATCTTCTTTCGTTCAGATATTTTTCTGGATATGGTAAATACTTCTTATCACTTATCGATTTTAAAAACGAAGGTAGTGTATCAATTATTGTCTGACGTTCCTGATCTTTTAATTTATTCCATCTCTTAATGCAAAGTTTTTTATTCCCCACTTTTTTACCATAAGCCTCCCAAAAAACATCAAAAGATATATTTATATCATTATTGCCTTCTTTTAATTCTTGTTTGGGTGCAGTCAGCGTTTCCGTAGCGTTTACTTGGCGTTTACTTTGTGTTTCCGTATCGTTTACCATACCCTGATAACTATCGTAATTACAAACCGTTATGCGTGTAGTATTTTGCATCCCTTCGTATACTAACATTGAGTCTTTTTGTAACAACTCAAAAAAATCTTTTACTGTCTTTTTCGTCACATTCCATCTCTTTGCCCATGTGTCAAGACTCATTACAGACTGTCCCCTTTTACATTCAATTAAAGTTCCTTTTATTAAAACCTTATTGTCGCAATGATTTACACTTAAAAGAACATCAATCCACCATTTAAATCTATGGTCTGATTTCCAAATCCAATGGTCACGTATCTTTCTGTGTAACATTATCCACCCCTCACTCATGACACAAAAATAGAACCCCGTCCGGCACAAAAAAACCTTCAGGCCCTGGGAGTGTACGCTCCACCTGAAGGAATTTAAGCCCGTGACGGGGTATGTTTAAAATCGGTAAATTGCAAAAATCATTCATCGTACACTTAATTTGGTATTGCAAATATACAACTTTATTTCAACTCTGCAAATCTTCACCAAAAATTTCTGTCTGCTGTTCCGGATCAGGAATCCGATAGTTCAGGAACTCAAGAGCATACTCTTTGATTGCATCCACAAACAACATCATTTCAGTTGTTGTCATGTCACGCTTCAGACCTGGAATGGTCAGAATCTCTGCCGTGTGCTTATTTATTATGTCCTTTGATGCGAACATGGATTTCAGATAATTATCAAGTTCTTCAATATTGGCGAACTCCCATCCAGCGTCAATAGCTGCGCGGTGAAAGTGCGGAAGGACACACGAATAATAATACCCTAACTGAGGCTGACTTTTCATCCGACGTTTTTTGCGTATTACAATTTCATACCTGCCACGAGGGAGTCGGGCAAGTTCTTCGCGGAACAGCTTGTCGTTAACTATTCGGAACTTGTCCTTCTCCTTTATGGCAATGGATTTAATCATTAGAATGGCAAGTCATCTTTTTCGTCACCGACAGTCATATCTGATTGAGGTGCTTGTTCAGTAAACTCACCCCAGACACGAAGGTTACCAATAATTGGCTGGCTCTTTCTCTCTTCATCGCTCATTAACTCAAGTACCTCTTTCGGAAGTGATTGCTTAACGAGATGCGTGTCTTTGATCTTCTCATTCTTTGTTTTGCTTTCAAAGGCTATAAGGTCAAGATAAACGCCCTGTTCACCCCTGAATAAGTGATTGGCCTCAATAGGGATTACAATACAATCAATCGGGCCGTTTGCACCGTTCATTTTCCTGATTGCAGCCTTCAGTTGCATCAGGTTTAATTTGCCTGAAATGTTACTCATTTTGTTCGTTATTAGGTTCTTCTTCTAAGTCCTCCAACTTATCTTTTTTCTCAATAGTCGGAAGTGTATCATACATGATTTTATCTGCCCGGTTCATGTCTTTGCCAAACAGTTTACCAATCTTCTCTGCTGCGTCTTTCACGGCATAACTTTCAGCAGCGGGGGCAGCTTTCATTACTGCGTCATTCTTCGTGTGATTCCAGTCCATTGCTCCGGCTCCCTTATCGGTCTGAATCGGTGAAGCCCCGATGCCGTCCTGCCAAAGCATTTCATTTGAGAGAACATCCTGATAGTAAAGCCGGATAGTTACCACGACAGAATTAGCGATAACCTGCACCTGCCTGATCTCGACGTTCCACTTTTTGAATATACGGGTCAGCATATATTCAACTCTCTCAATGGGAAGGTACTTTATACCCTTTGCCATTGGATGTTCCTTCAACCAGGGCTTCGGCGGTTCCTGATTCAGAAGTATATTTACTTCGTTCTGTTGGTTCTTTAGGTCAAGATCACCTGCAACCAACTGGTCATAACTTGGCAGATTTCTCACTGCCGGTGTTGTTTCACTCATAGTTTCAGATTTTATGATTATAGAATACAATCTCTTTCACTGCCCACTTCGGCAGGTTCAGTTCAATGTTGCCGGACTTCCACTCACAGAATACCTGATATCCCGGCCAACGGTTCTGCTCGACACACATCTTGTAGAGCTTCAGAAGCTGCTCATACTCATACCGGCCCTGACCAATGAACTGAGGTGATGCTTCAAAGATATTAAAAGCATACGGTTTACGCTTTTCCTGTGCAATAAAAAAGAATGACCACCCACGGCTATCGCCCGTTATCATCTCCATCAGGTCAGAATAAAGAGCAGCCTGGATATGGTAATCATTGTCAGCGGCGGCCCGGGTGAACCCGTCCTCTGAAGCGTCAAACGTTGTCTTCAAATCAATGATGAAGTGCTTGTTTGCCTTTACATAGTCTGGGCGAGCTTTCAGATTTATGTCGCCCTCGCTGGTCTGAAGTGTGCCGGTGATTGAATATTCAGCCTCGCCACCCGAAAGAAGCGCACGACAATAGTAATGCGACATGAGTTTATCCTTCATGTCTTTGATCTTTTGAAAGTCTGACTTCTCTATTGTCTTACGATCTCCGATCAGTCGCATCTCGCTCTCTGCCCACTCTTTGTATTGCTTCGTAGAACGGGGGGATTTAAAACCTTCACCAATCAGCACTTGGTATATTGCGTCATCATCAAATACATAATAATTCTGCTCAAACTTCTCAGGCTCTAAGATGAACGTATGATAGGCTGAACCAAATGCCATCGCATCGGTTTCCACATCCAGTGGTTCATCTTTGTACTGACGATAATGCGCCGGTGACTTTTTCAGATTCTTCAATCCGGAGTATGAGATAAATTCTTCAAGTGAATAATAATCTCTATCAACTTTTACGGGCGTGAACCCTTTGATATATTCGCTTTCCATTACTTTGGTTCTACACTATCAATAAGGATCAATTCACCGCAGGAGTAAGTTCCGGTTCCCTCAAAGGTGAATCCCTCCACCTCGCAGGTCATTATCCGGTACTCTTCCCGTTCGTCTTTATCTTCGTCGATCATGTCGCCCCGTTCCCACTGGTAGGAGGACCAGTTCTTTTCAATCTCAGCGGCAAGTTCCTTGGGGTCTGTATCGCTGAAGTGTCCTTTGCTTTCAAGGTACTTGTCGTAACTTCCGATTGTCATGCTATTTGGTAGGTTCATGATGTTCAGTTTTTGTTTTCAAATGATTTGTTTATTTCTACTGCCTTGATGCGTTTGATAGCACCTGCAACATAATGCTCAAGTTTCAGGTCAATGATATCTTTTCGGTAGATTTCGACAACGGAGTTAAATTCCTGCTCAGTGTCACACTCCATTAACTCGTGGATCACCTCACGTGTGCGGTCAGCACGTTCAAGTTTTTTCTGATTGATAAAGTTCATGTTATAGATATTTAAAGATTATACTCCGCTTGTCTGACCTCTGATGGCCGTAACACTTAACTGAAGGCTTGTTACACCCGTCGGCACCGTTGAAAATACACCCCACGCAACCGTT